TAATAGGACCGGTTATTGAAAAACAACAAAAAATAATTAATGATTGTGTTGAAAAGAAACTAACTCTATCTAAATTACAATCTCAAATGTGGCAAAAATCAAACGAAAAACAAGAAGAATTTACATTGTCTGATATTGATCTTGATGATGATATTATCAAAACTTTAATAGATAAAGACACATCCGATGATAAAAATTATAGATTAAAGTAATGGCATTAGATATAAGAGATGGATATGGTTTTATAAAAAAAAAGGTCTCAACAACTCAAACTTATGCTCAAGTTAGTTCTGATATTGAAGATCTAAAAAAAAGGTCTGGTGATTCTTTAGAATTGGCAAATAAAACTTTGTCCGAACAATTATCAAGTCTAAAAACAAAAACCGATAATTTCCAAAAAGGAACTGAAAATGTTAAATCCCAATTTGAGGAATTATTAGACTTAAGTAAACTAATATCAAGTGATAGTACCACTAAAGGTAATTCAAAGACTACTAGGTATTTAAAAAAAATATTTGTTAAATCCTTACAAGAGTTGACATCCCAACTCCCAAATCTTATTAATGAACTTGGGGTAAAGGCAATAGGATGTTCAGAAGATCAAACATATTTACCAAACCAATCAATTTATATTAAAGTTAAGTCTATTGATTTTATGGGTCTACTTAAAGACGATCCACAAAGTGTGGTTGGTAAAATTACCTATGAAAAAAATGATATACAATACAATATATTTCCATTTTCAATGAATAGGGAATTATACGGTAGAACACAAGATATAAACCAACCATATTCTGTTCCATCAGGATCTGACTATCTTGGGGTCTCAACTCAAAATTTATTTGACATTACTTATGTAGAGTCATATGTGGATCCGGTAACATTACAAACAATAACAGGAAACTTCTTCAAGGTTGATTTAAAACCAAGACAAAATAATCTTGTTACTGAATTTTTAAAAGATTATTACGAAACTATTGAAGTACTTGATTATAAAAATGTTTTCTCCCATTTGATGGATCAACTTACAGGTGCAATATCAATTGAGAAGGGATATGGTGATGCGGATCTATTGGATATCAATAAAGTATTACTAATATTTAAAAGATTAATAGGTTTGTGTTTTGACTCAAATAAAGAAATTGATGTCAGTGGGGTTGCCAAAGTTTCTGAAAACGACAATATTGATGAATCATTTTTTGAATTTAATGAAATTGATTTAAGAACATTAGATCAAAAAATTTCAGATATAAAACTGGGAGTCGTTGAGTTTGAGGAATGTCAATCGGTCAAATTATCCGTTGATAGTTTATCTATTGTTAATTCAATTAACAATCTAAATTTTATTGATGGTGGAAATAATAATAATCAAATTAATGACGCATCTAATTTAACCGATGTTGCAACAAATGGTTTCTTTCCTATCTCAGTAAATATTGATTTTAGTTTTTTAAAGGAATTCCCAAAGTCAATTGCAATGGCGGTTCTTTCACCGAAAACAGTTTTACCAATTATGGTACTTTCAAAATCAATTGGTAATAATGTTGCAGATGAAATAAATTCATTTGTTGATTTTGTAAAAAAATTAAAAACATATGTAAGTGAACTAATTACAAAAATTACAGAAGTTTTTGTTAAAATTCTTTTTGATATAATTAAAAAAGATATTAAAGCATTGATTAGTAGAATTATCAATAATGTAGCAAAGGAGAAAACAAAAAAATATACCGATATGGTATTATCACTTACCGCATTATTAGTTCAGATTGCAAATATAATTAAAGATTTTAGAGAGTGTAAAAGTATTATTAATCAATTACAGTCTTTATTGAATAACATACAAACAAGAACAAGCTCACTACCATTACCTTTATTATTGGCATCAAAATTAAGAAAAGGTTATTCAAAAACGGGAGCATTTTTGAGAGTAATAAAAGAATTTGAGGAACTTGGATTACCAACCGGCCCTATGCCTGATGGTAGCCCTAATTTAATGTTAGCCGCAGCAAAGGCAATAATCAATGGTATTGATGATGAAATGACTGAAAACGGAAGGGTGGATATTGCAATCCCTCCTCTTAGCATAACACCAGTTTTCATTACAGTACCAAATGTAGGATCAGGAGTCGTAATGTAATTATGGAAAAAATAGAATCATCAAAAATAGTGGAAATTATTAAAGAACATAAATCAAGTTCTAATAGTGATTTAAAATTAGCAATGGACTTCATTCAAAAAGATTTTGAATTAACAAAAGAAACAATTATAAAATTAACAAATCATTTAGATAAATTGGAGGTCAGTTATAATACACTATTAAGAGAATATCAATCAAGAAATGGAACAAAATAAAATAATATATTATGGTAAGGTTATTTCAGTAAACGATCCAAAAGGTATCGGTCGTTTACGTATTGAACCTCAAACCGAGATAATAAAATATGTTTACCCAAATGATTTTGTGTTTGGTGTTGATGAATGGACAAATAAAGATCCATTGTGTTTTCTTCCATTAATACCTTACTTTTTTTGGCAAACACCAAAAGTTGGTGAATTTGTTAATATAATTTACGCCAATAAAGAAGAAAGGTATGATGCAAACAAATTTTACATACAAGGCCCGGTATCAAGACCATGGAACAACAAATTTGAGGATTATACCAACTCACAATCTGTTATGGCAAGTGGTGAGAATTTTAAACAATCCGAATCAATAATTGATCCACAATCAGGTAAAGTTAGAGTTACTTTAGAAGGGGTATACCCAAAACCAGGAGATAACGCTATTCTTGGTAGAGGTAGTAGTGATATTATTTTGGTTGAGAACGATCTTGATGGATCATCAAACGTATTAGTAAGATCAGGTAAATATTTAAGATCTGGTAATGATAATATTCCTGTGGTTAAAAATGATAAGAGAGGATTCTTCCAATTATCAAGTTATGAGTTAGAAAATATTGATGCGGGAACAAGTACTGTAATAAGTGAAAATTATGAAGATATATCAACAAGTATGTACGTTGAGTGGTCAATTGACAATTTATCCTCAACCGCAACCACTTATGATTGTACAATCAATTTATATAAATTACCTAAAGATAATCAAAATACTAAAGTATCAAATATAAATGAGTCTATTGATGTTTTATCGGGTTTAACAATAAATCCACTTTACACATTACAATTCACAGGAAAAACATTAGACGAATCATCCGAAATAGTTAATAACTTTATAAAAGGTGTTAATGAAGGTAAAATACAGATTCTTCCATATGTAAATTATCCTGCGGGAAATAGTTTAAAAATGGATAATCAGTTTCCATTTTTTTATGGGCCTAAGAAAGAAACTTATTCTTATTTATTGAGTGATTTATCATTAACACAGTTATCGGACTTATCTGCCAAATCAAAAGTTATAGAACTTTACAATAAAATAACTTTAAGTGAGGGTTATAAAGAAAAAGGGTCAGGTTTAGTATGGACTTATACCCCACCAAAATTAGGGATATTAAAAAATATTAGTATTACCGAAGTAAATAAAAGAGATTATCTTGTTAATCCAGTAACATATTCTGTTATGGGATCAGATAAGATTTATTTATTATCTCACAGATCTACAGACAAATTCACAATAGATTTAAAAGATACATTATATGGAATACCTCAATCAAAGTTGGCGGTAGAAATTGAGAACAAAACAAATTCAATGGTTAGAGGTGAAGAACTAATTGATCTTTTAAAACTAATTGTTAGATTTTTAACATCCCATGTTCATGCGTTTCCTGGTGTACAACCAACGCAGATATCTAAAGACGGGACGCAAATACAAGAGATCCTTTCCAAACTTGCAAATGCTGATAATACGATATTAAATAAAAATATTCGTATTAATTGATATTTATATTAAAAAGTGTAAATGTCAATTAATAATTCTTATTTCAGTAGAAACAATACAATAATATCCAATAGTTATACCAACACAGGTAGAAACCCTGTTATGGAATTATTTTATGGTAATGGTGGTATTGCCAATCCTATTGGGTTTAGTCGTTTTATTTTTGATTTAGATTTAGATCTACTCAAAGAAAAATATAGTGATGGTACAATAGGTGATTGTAATAACAGTGTTGCTCATACATTAAGAATGACAAATACCTCATTCTTTGATAAAGATTTGTTAAATACATACACATCCACAGGTAGATTAAGAGCAACATCATTTGATTTAATTTTATTTAGAATACCATATAGAGATTTAGATCCTGATCAACCTCAAAATTGGGATGAAGGTGTGGGTTATGATTTTGCTGATTTATTAACACAAATACCAAGTGATAAGAATTATTCTGATAGACCGTCAAATTGGTATCAAACAACAACCATAGGTACTTGGGAACAACCAGGTATATATAGTAATACAAATACAGGTGCATTTAATTACAACCAACTACAAATAGTTGACATTCAGCACTTTGAATTTGGGGATGAAAACATTGAGTTCAATATGACTCAAGAAATAAACAATATATTAAATGGATCATTTGATAATCCTGTTGGTTGGGGTATTGCTTATTTACCTCAATTAGAAAACTTAACAGGAACAACAGGTACATATGAAGTTGGGTTTTTCACAAGACATACTCAAACATTTTATGAACCATTTTTGGAAACAACATATGACGATTTGATTGATGACGATAGAAATACGTTTTCATTGGGTAAATCAAATAAACTTTATCTATATGTTTATGAAGATGGTGAATTTAAAAATTTAGACTCAAATCCACTTGTAACAATTAGTGATCAAAATGGGGATCCAATAACAGGATTGATTAATTTACCAAGTTGTAGAAAAACAAAAGGTATTTATGAAATTACTTTACCACCTTTTTCACCTGCGGCTTACAAAACACCTTGTATATTTACCGATACTTGGAGTAGTTTAAGTTTGAACGGGTTCCCAATGCCAACAGTTGAGAATGAGTTCACAATATACCCACTAAAGAAATCAGTCCAAATTGGAACTGACTCTAAACAACCTGAAATGTATGGTTTTGATTATTACGGGATAAAACAAGATGAGAAAATATTAAACACCGATGTTAGAAAAGTTGGTGTTATTATTAAAAAGGCATATACAACAAATCATATGTTACAACCAAATGTATCTGCATATTATAGAGTATATGTTAAAGAGGGGTCAACAGAAGTTCAAGTTCAAGATTGGACAAGAATTAATAGAACACCAAATGAATATTATTTCATTTTTGATACAAGAGATAAAATACCTAATGAATATTTTATTGATCTAAAGGTTACTTCTTCGGGTGAGGTAAATACTTATAAAAAACAGATTAAGTTTCAAATAGTTAATCGCAAATAAAATTAATTAAGATATTTATAAATAAAAAGAAATTATGGGCATTTATTTTGTAACAGATTGTTTTAGTGGTAATACATATGAAGTTGACTTTGGGTCTTTTGAGGTCAACCCATTAGAGGTGTGGTCATTCTCAGGTGTTGGTGGTACATTATATTGTGGAACTATTAATGAGGGCGAACAACCAACCGTATCCGAATATACCGGTATAACACAATATACTGATTGTTATGATTGTTTTACTGGAAGTGGAATTAGTGTTTTAATGGAAGAATGTAATAGTCTATTTGGTTATTATCAAAATCCTTCATTTTTCACATCTATTCCTAATATTGGTGATGTTTATAAATTTTGCTCACCGTTTGAGTCGGCCGATTGTTATTGTTTTAAAGTTTTAGGATTTGCGTTTGGTGAGAGTATTGATCCTATTTACGCTGGTGGGCCGTTTACCGATTGTTTTACTTGTCAAAACCCACCTACTAGTGCAGGAACAGAGGTTTTCTTATGTGAGCAAATATGTACAGAATCAGGAACAACAGTAGTAAGTGTGGTTGCTCCTCACCCAGTATGGACTAATGGTTACGGAGGTGAAGTAACTCAATTAAATATGATTACCCTTGGTGGTAATGGATTAAACTCGTAATAACATGAAGAAAATAATTAATTTAACCGAATCAGATTTAAATAGGATTATAAAAAGAGTTCTTAATGAAGGTAATGAAGAAAGCAATCGTTATATGTTTTTCTCAAATCTACAACAAATACGAAGACAATGTGATATGTTATTAGAAATGGATCAATCTATGATTGAGGGAATTCTTGAAAACGGTCATGATTGGGCTCAAGACCATATTGCTGAAGCAAAAAACAATATGGATCAGGTATTTGATTTTCTTATGAATGAAACTAAAAATGATGATATGTCCATGGATTATGATGATGACATGGTCATGATGGAAGGTCGTAAGAAAACAGGTACAAAGTTGTGTGCTAGAGGTATCGCTTCAGCCAAGGCTAAATATGATGTTCACCCCTCTGCCTATAGTAATGGACACGCTGTTCAAGTTTGTAAAGGAAAGATTAAAGGTTTGGACGGGAAAAAAAGATGTTCAGGTGCTTTTTGTTAATTTGACTTTTTAACTACAATTTACTTATATTTAAAACAAAAAAGATATGAGTAAAGTCGGTAAATGGTTTTCAAGAGTAGTAAAACGTACAAAAATGAAGTTTTATTTGTGGTCAAAAGGAGTTTCAATTGCCCCACAATATGAAGAGAAACCGTCATTGTACGAAAAAGTATCATTCAAAATTTGTTTAAAATGTATCAATCATAAAGACTCTGAATTCATGATTGATCCGATCACCGATAAAAGATACATTAGAAATGATGAATTAAGTATTTTTATTACTCTATCAGAGAATAGAGTTGATATAACTAATCACGTTTATCATTATAGTGTAAAATTAACCAATAGAGATTGGTCAAGAATTCTATTCATATTTGATAAAGAAACAAATAAAAGAAGAGTTGATATGGAAAATACTGTGAATTCTCAAATTAAGAATTCACTTAATGATGTGTATGAAAGAATATCAAAAATGTAATTTTACTTTCTTAATTCAGATAATATTAATTGAATTAATTCTGATTCAGTTATTCTAATTACATTTTCATTTGTACTCTTTTTTGGTTTATAAGAAGTCATTATTGGTTTTTGACCTTTACCTGTTTGGGTATCCTTTTTCTCGGCTTTTCTTTTTTGTTGGCAAGCAGATCTTTTTTCACTATCACTCATTTTACCCGCAACACCAGCGGCACGACATTTAGGATACGCCCCCTTACTTGTATCAGGTCTTCCACAAGGAGGATGTTTTCCATCAACTTTCCTACAAATATTTACCCAAGGCCCTTTTGGTTGTTTGGATCCTTTTGGTTTTTTCTTTTTGCCAAACCAAACGGCAAGATCTTCATTAATGGTATGAACGTCATGTTCTTCTTGTTTAAAAGTCCCATCTGAATTTTTTTCCCAAACACCAACTTGTTTTTTTATATTATTTTTCATTGTTTTTTTCTTTTTTTCATGATTTACTTTAATATCCACAAAATCCGTAAATGGTGCTAAAGTATGGTTTTTCCATTTCTTTAAACCCAATTCTATTGGCCCTGTATATTCACCAGCAGAGATTGATGTTGTATTTTCTTTTAATGGAACTATTTTTTTACCTTTACCCGGTGTTGGGTTTATTATATTACCATCATCATCGGATGAGGTTGATTCAGGATGTTTTTTTATAAAATTTTGGATTTTTGATGCCTGTTTTTCTAATTTACTAATTTGACCTCTTCTTAAATCCCAACTATGGTCATAACTATCATATTGCACAAGTGGACTTTTATAATCTGAAACAGATACATTAAAAGGATCTAATGAAGATTTTTCAAAGGGTCTTAATCCAGCGGTTAAAGGTGCAATATATGTTCCTCTAGATCCGCTAGTTGATGTTGCTTCAAACAACACTCTTTTAATAATTTCCTTTATATTCATAAAATAGTTAACTATACTTATAAATATAAAACTATTGATAAATGGAAGAAAATAATATTGAAATATATGGTAATTTATTCGGATCAATTAATCTTTTGTCTGAAGATCACTTAGATATGATATTATCTACTATGGATAAAGAACACTCAATTTATTATTTGGTTGAGTCAGTTAAATCGGCTCATAAAAAAGGTGCTTTTACTTTAGGTGAATCTGAAGTAATATCTAAATCAATTAGAATCCTTTCTAAGGGATAATTTCCTTACGTATAACAACATATTTAGATGAAAGAGACATAAGACCTCAATTGACCATGTTTCCATCCAATACATCCCAAAAAAAGACCATATAGGAATTGACATTAGATATAATGCGGAATAAAATTTAAATCGTTTGGTCTCAAATAGTGGGAACAAACAAGAAATAAAAAATAATACCGCCAAAACATTATGTATATCTTTAAATTGAGACACGGAAAAGGCGGTTAAAAATAATAATAACACCGAAGAAATTTTCCACTTTGGTAAATCAAAAAAGAAATAACTAACACAAGCATTTGTTATTATAAATAAAGGTTGGAGAATGGTTTCCCAAGATGATGAAATGGATGGAATATCTCCACATACCCAATAAATTATAAAAGGTTGTAACATAGCCATTAAAACTACAAACAACCTTCTATAATAATCAAATAACATTACCTCATTCTTTTAATTGTTGATCCGTCCTCATAAACTTCAATTATTACTCCAACATAATTTTCATCAATTTCTTGACCCAATAAGTTAATTATTTTAACCAATTTTTTTCCAGTATTTCTGTTATCAATCGCAATAGGTCCGTATATCTTAAAATTACCATCAGTATCCACTTGAGTTATTCTATAGTAATTAATATCCCTTTGAAAATTATTATCTAAAAAATTATAACTAATAAGTTGATTACTATTCCCCGCACCAAGTTTCTGACCAATTACCGAATTCTCATTAAATTCCCCTGTTGTTGATCTCTCAATCAAATAATAATCAGAGTTTTGTTCAGATGCCGTTTTCCATGTTAAAAGATTACCGTGATCTGTTGATATACCCTCAAAAGAAATAAGCTCAACAGGTAACGGATCAATTTCAAGTAATTCAATATTATCTATCCACCATTCTTCACCAACAGAATTTACCCGACATAAAATATCAATCGCAACTTGTGTAATATTTGGTTGTAAATTTAATGTAATAAAAGTTAATCCATTACTTAAAATAGGGGGGTTAGTGGTTGTACCTGCAGGGGATTGATATATATCACCAGCAGGAAATAAAGAATTTGTAAATGATCCGTTTGCGGTATGAATAACCGATCCCGTGGCGTTATAACCCCAAAGAGCATTAGTGTTACCTCTAATTCTAAGTTCAGAAAAATAATTTACACCTCCGTCTGTTGATACTTGAACCTCAACAAAATCCGTTCCATCTACCCCTCTTGATGTGGATGAGGGAGAAAAAAAAGAGTAAGATGCAAGTCTAAATTTAAGTTGATATAATCTATTTGGGTTTAATCCTGTTACATTTGGTAAAACATACCAGTTTTGCTCAATTCCTGAACTTCCATTTCCATCACCATATAAAAGAGCACTCTCGTTTGATGTCACTGATGCATTTGTTGCCCATCCTGAAAACCCACCAGCATTAAAAAGAGCACCCCCAATTGGGGTCACTGGGGTTAAAAACGCCCAATATCCTGCCCAATTCCATGTTTCCATGTAATCATATCTAATTAATGTTTGAGAGTTTGATGTTATTGAAATAAACAAGAATAAATAAAGTAATAAATTTTTCATTTTAAAAGATTTTATATTATATAAGTATAAACGTAAAAATAAAATTTGATAGTTTAAATAGGTTTTAGTTCTTTAATGTTTAAATCCCATTTATTATTTATCATTTATAAAATAACTTTGTTAGATTTACGTATATTTTCATCACCCCACAAAGGTTGGAGGTTTGATAACGACCAACATTTCATAAATTCACCATCACCAATCTCCTTGATGTCAAAAGATGATATGGGTAAAATGTGATCAACGTGCCATTCACCATAGTTGTCCCAAGTCATTTTATCTGTGAATTTATTTTCTAAATGATTAATCAAATCATCGGTCGTGTATTTTAAAATATCAAAATAGTGTCCATTCTTTTTTACATTATTTTCTTTTAATACTTGATAAATAGCAGTTCTGAAATTGTTTATTAATTTATAGAGGGGATCGTTTGCTTTTTTTGTTTTTTCATAGGTTCTTTTTACCTCACGGATTCTGTCAATATTTTTTTCACGGTATTCTTTTAGATATTGTTTTCTATGTTCTTTGTTTTGTTCGTACCAGTTTTTTGATTTCTGAGATAAATATTCTTTATTACTATCTCTCCATTTTTTATCCGCAATTTTTCTACCCCCGATAAATCTTCTACCATATTGTCCCAATACAACTCCATTTTCTTTTAGTATCCTTAAAATTGTTGGTTTACTTAAACCAGTCCTTAAAGATATTGTATGAGACCCTAACATTTCTTCATTATACATTTTAAGTATAATAGATAATTCTTCTTTAGTAGGGTCGTATTTTTTCATATACTATAAATATAAGAAACTTTACCAAAAAAACTATAGTTCTATTATAGAAAATAAAAAAAGGTTAGATTTCTCTAACCTTTTTCTTATTCTATTTTAAGATTTGATTATCTCAATTCTCTTAAATCAAATGTACGTACGCCATCAACGGTAATTCGTCCGTAGAAGCGATTATTTACCATCTTCTTCGCGTATCGGGTCATAATACCTTTGATTGGCGTGAAGTTGAATGGGTTGTACATTGTAGGTGTTAATTGTAGAGGTACATACGGTGCGTAGATGTAACCTGTGTCAAGTAACGATGTTCCTTTGTGACCCAACAAAATTTGGTTTGGTGGGAAGTAAGGATCACGATACACTTGGTAACGTCCTGCAAGAGTACCAACTCTTTCAATACCCATGTTGTACTGGTCTTGTTCAGGAGATGCGTTAGATACGTGGAAGTATTCTAAATCATCAAAGATTGCTGAAACTTCAGATGATACAACGATCCAGTTAGCTCCACCACGAAGAGTTGACTTGTGGATTTGTGCTGACAATTGGTTGATCGCAGTGATCAATGTTTGGTTCCAGTCCTTCTGAGTGTAAGAAGTTGTTTGTGCAATTCTTCTCCATCCGTTGTAGTCCCAACGTAAATTCCAAGCCGCTCCTTTTCTCAAGTCACGTAGGATTTCACGGTCAATCTCTGCTGCTACCTGCTCTGACAACAACGCTGTCAATTCAGCCTCAGCATCAATGTTATGGAATGCCGCAACGTCCTGAGCCATTTCAGGTGACCACTGTGCTCTTAGTTTTCTTTCAGTTACAGAAACTGTTACAGACTCAAGGTCAAAAGAAACTTCACCAATTTGGTCTTCAAACTCAAGGTTTGCATAACGTCTCCAAACAGCTGTGAAAGAATCACCAGAAGTTAAAGTATCTGTCAATGTTGTACCTGTGTAACCATCCAATGATGTGGAATCACAATCAGCACATACAGGACAAGAAAGATCTACTTCAAGGAAGATACATCCATCAGCATCACAGATATCATAGTAAGAACCACCATTACCTGTTGATGAAAGATCGCCACTTGGTAGGTTACCAGGCCATGAAGTTTGTTTAGTAGAACCATATTTAACGATTCCTTTTCCGTATTGCTGAGTAACAACTCTAAACAATAGAGAGTTTGGCCCGTCAGTTCCATAAACAACATTACAAGGAGTTGTTCCTGTTAATGCTGGATTAGCCAAAGGTGCGAAAATTCTCAAATCAGAAAGGAAAGTTTCTGAATCAACTTCCATACCATCAGGCCCAATTAATTTACCGTATCCTGCTTGTGATGTCCAACCACAAAGCTTAACAATAATTTTTCTAACATTATCACCCGATGCGTATTCGTATGGTAAAAGATCACCACCTTGCCATGCAACAACTGTAGTGTTGCTAGTAACCGCAGTCCACTTACCTTTTGAGTAGTCAAACAATCCTGGAGGATCTAATTGACCTTCAGATCCTTCATAGAATAAATCATAAAGATTCTTCTTGAATGGTTGGTTATTTGGTGCAGTACTTCCAGGATAACCTTGGCTAGGGAAGTTATTACCACTATTTACCGCCTCAGGAGACCCAATAGGTGAATAATGATATGCGTTTCCTTCATATCCATTTGCTGCCGTTTGCTCCTGAGATGTAGGTGCGTATCCCTGAATACGAGGTACAAAGTAGAACAATTTACCGATAGGTAAGTTCATAGCCTGTACTGATACGATGTCGTTAGCCAACAATTTAGAGAAAACTCTTCTTACGATTGGGAAAACAACAGTTTCAAACGCTCCGTTAGAAGTTTCTGAAGTTGCTTCGTTAATCAAGAAAGAAGCTTGGTTTTCATATAACTGTGCTACGTTCTCTTTTAGATGTCCTTTAAGTCCATCAAGGAACCCTAATTTGTCCCACTTGTTAATTGTATCTTCTTTGATAACTTTAAGGTGCTTAAGACCGATGTTACCAACAAGACCTGATTCTAATAATGCTCCCATTTTTTTGGTTTTTATTTGTTTTTATTTATTTTTATTTTTATATTTTTGACATTAAGTCCTTCATTCTTAAGAACTGAGGATTCTCATAAGTCTTTGATTCAATTAGATTTGTTGCAGATCCACTAGATGGTGTCTTTTCAACAGATCTTTCAAAAGATTCAGTGATTGTCGTTTCAGTTCCTTTTGAGTTTAACAACTCATCTTTAATTGTTTTGTAGAGATTTTTTGATTCCTTAATAGTTTCAACACCATCAAATCTTTTTAAGATGTTTATCTTTTCTTGTTTAGTTGTTGAATGTTCAGTAAACAAACGTGTTGCGTATGCAAGGTTTGAATTAAATACCGCCACCTCATTTAACTTTGTTCTGAAAAGATTAAGTGCTTTTCTATATTCCTCATTTTTCTCTCTAAGAAGGGTTAATTCCTTATCTGTTGACTCAACTCTCAAGTGTCTTGGTGCGGCTTTAGGTTTATCCAAACCTTTTCTACCCCATCTTTTACCTGAACCTAAAGTTCTTGAAGCTTCTTTTGTTTCA